TAATTGTTTTGTTTTAAATAATTCTTCAATAGTCTTTCCCATCGTTATACTTTAGCGTATGAATTCGAACTAATTCTAGATACAACTTTACCTACATTAGAAGTAACCTTTTGGCCATCTATATTTACTGCTATTTTACCAGCTATTAAATCTGCTCTCAATCCTTTTATTTCATCAATCAACTCACCGGTTCTATCACCACCTTCACCTTCACCACCACCCATTAGTGCTGCTGCTCCGCCTGCTATCAATCCTAAAGCAAGTAACGCTGGTAATGCTAACATACCAGTAGCCGCTACAGCTGCCAATGCTATTGATAATATAGTCAATGCACCAGCTAAACCTAATATTGGTAAGAAATTTATTGTAGATAACGCAGATATTTGTTCTACTAACATTGGTAATCCAGATGATATTGCTGAAAATCCAGCCCCTACCATTTGTAAACCGGCTCCCAATACAATTAATGCTGCTCCTAATGCTAAAAATCCAAGAATACCTGCTCCAAATATAATAGCTCCAGGTCCTGTTAATAATGCACCAAGACCAAATACAGCTGCTGCAAATATTACCAATCCCGCTGCTGCCGCTATTACTGAACCTATATCTAATCCTGCGATTAAACTCATAGCAAATGCAAATGGAACTAATGCCACTCCCAATATTGCTACTGCAACTGCACCTTTAATCATTCCTTTTTCTGCTTTTCCTAATACATATGCAATTGCGGCTAACCCAGCTATTCCAACCAATCCCTTTGCTACGGCCTCCCATTCAACACTTCCGAATTCTTGAAATGCTTTTGCTGCTACATAAAGTGCAGCAGATAGGATTAGTATTGCGGCCGCCCCTTTTAAAATGTTAGCCATATTCATACCTTTACCACCCTCACCTCCAGCAGTTTCATTTATTTTATCAGATACCGAAGTTTGTGGAATTTTTGCAGTATCAGCTCCTACTTTGGGTAACTCACCACCAGCTACTTTATCACCAACACCTGCCATCAATTTTTCTTTGAGACCGGCGCCTTTTTCCACTAATTTATCTTTAATACTACCAAGACCTTCACTTAATTTAGTACCACCAAAAGCATTAGCTAAACCACCACCAACTGCCTTTATACCACCTATTACAGGCCCAGCCACCATTCCTAATAAATTTTTAAGAACTTGGGCACTACTTTTTACCACACCACCAACATCAAATCCCATTTGTGCAAAAGAACCACCCATTTGTGCTGCTCCTAACACTAACCCACCCATAGTTTTTAAAAATCCAGCCGAACCAGTTGCTGCAGCTGTAATAGATTCATATATGGAATCAAATGTTGAAATTTGCACAGTACCATCATCATTTAATTTATCGGAATTGGTTGCCATCTTTTGAAATTCTTCTGCGGATAATCCTAACAAATCCAGAGTGGCCTTTTTAGACCATCTATCCATTTTATTAAATGCTTCAATACCACCCAATTCATCTAACGTTGCTTTAACGGCACCCGTCATATTGTCTTGTGCCGCCAATCCTCTAGCTCTATCTAAATTAATATTTTTACCAAGCATAGCACCCAACTCCAATTCTTTTGTAATAGATGTTTCAAAATCAAGAAGGTTATCTGTTACACGTGTTAGAGCATCCATTTCAACACCAACTTTACCAGCCGCAACAGCTGCTTTCATCAAATTAAGACCACCATCTTTACCATACATAGCAAATGCTTCAGTATTTTTGGCAACATCTTGCATTACCTGGTCAACTGGAACTCCGGCAGCTTTTGCCATTTCCTTTGTAGTTGCTGCCATATTCATAGCAGTTTCAGTAGAACCATTATTTAATCTTGCAAATGTACCAACTATACTTGCCGCTTCTTGTCCACTAATACCCATATTAGTAGCCATTAAATTGGTATTTAATTGAGTACTAAGGGTTACATCTTTTAAGCCGCCAAATTCTTTAGATAATGATTTTGCAGTTTCTTCAGCATCATCAAATATAAAACTAAGACCTAATGCTGAAAATTGGGCTGAATCAATAAAACCTCCAAAACTTCTGATATTTTTTCCTAATTTATCTGCAGCAAATCCAGCTCCAATTAACCCCATTCCCAAAGCTCCCATTGGTCCTTTTGTAATTAACGATAATGTTTCAAAAACACCACCAATTGTATCCTTTATTCCATCATATACTGCTAACTGCTTATTTAAAAAGTCCTGCTGTTTTTCAGTCATTTGAGATACACCTTCTGCAATTGAACGTTGGTCTAATAAATTCTTTCTTATATGCGCATGAACACCCCTTACACCTTTTAAATCTTCATAATGTGCATCTAATTGTCTACCTATTTCTCTACGTGCAATAACATCTTCAGATGATAATGCTAATAGGTCTTGTTGTAAAGATGCAATTGAATCAAAGGTTTTTCGTCTATCTCCATCTAAATTTTTCATGTTTGACATGGAGTTTAGACGTTTGTGTTCTAATGTTGCCAAACTTGATTGTAAACCAGTTAAACCTTTTAATTTTGATTCTTGAGCTATATAATCATTAACTAATTGTTTTTGAGTATCTTTTTGTTCTTTTAATTCTTCATTTATTTGCTTTAATCTATCTAATCTTTCTGTATAATCAATATTAGAATCTCTGAAAGATTTTATTTGTTGAGCAGTTACCGCGCCCGCATCGGACAATTGTTGTTTAGCCTCTTTTCGAAGTGCGTTTTGTTCTCTTAATAAGGCATTTATTTTCTCTTGCTCTTTTGATGCTGACATAATTAACTTAACCTTATTTTGGGTCTAAATATTGTAAATCTTTTTCCAATTCTTTTGCTGCTTTTGCTATTTGTTCCATTCTATCAACAATTGCAACGGGAACTTTTGGATTTTTCTTTGCAGCTATAATTGCTTTATTTGTAGCATTTTGTTTTAAACCATCAAAAAAAGCATCGGAAAATTTCTTAGCTGCTCCAAATAATCCTTCTTTTCGTATTTGTTTATTATCCATAGTTTATTAGTTATATTGTATAAATATTGGTAAATAAAAAAGTGAGGATTAACGCATCCTCACTTTATTTGATTTCATTTTTGATTGAGCCTTTTTATGTTCTTCAGCTTCCTTTTTCTTCAATTCTATTAATTTATTGAAATAAAATTTACGAAGATACGTTGGCATATGGTAAACATCTGACCAAGTAAACCCATTACTGAATTGAACCATTTCCCAAATTTGAGAATGTAATTGGGTTCTATAATCAGTTGGAAGGGTAAAAAAAGTTAATCCCGAATGGGATATCTAGCGCCTCCGTTTCGCCAGATAATTCCGATGTAAATTGAAATTTCATATCCAAATCAGGTGATAACTCTTTAACATATTTTCTAAATTCTTTTGTATCTTTTGCTAAGAATGAATTAACTACCCATCTATTTATAAATCCTCTATCTTCGTTCCCATCAACCGAAACAATCATATATTTTAATCGAGTTGTTACATCATATGAATTTCCAGAGTTTTTATTTAGTTTTTCTAAGGCTTGTATTTCTTTTGTTATTTCCTGTTCATCACTATGTGTTAATAATTTGAAGATAATATCATTACCACTTGCTGGTAATTTAAATGTATATCTATTTTTTGAATTTAATACATCATCATCAACATCTTTTGTTTGAACTTTACCCAAATCAATTACTACTGTTTGCCTTTCCAATGTAAATGGGTCTGTCATTTCGATTTGATAATCAGCACCATATCCTAAAATACGAGTTGCCATTAGGATAGCGTTTTTATCACCAATGAAAATATCATTCGGATTAACACCAGGTTCAACAACTACGGACTCAAATAATTTATCCAATACAATACCTTTTTTAATAAGGTTTTGATTTGCAAGGATATCTTCTTCTCTAGCTGTCATATATTTTATTTGGCAAGTACCACCTCTTAGTGGATGTCCTTCAGGATATACTAATCCTTTTGATGGTAATTCAATTGTTTCCGTTGGAAAATCAAATTTTGATGCCTCTACCTGTTTAGGTGTTGGGGTTTGTTGTGCAATATTAACTTCTGCCATAACTTTATACTTTTTTTAGTTTGTATATATAAATACATTAAATTAAAATTTTTGAAAATAAAAAAACCCCCACCATTTCTGATGAGGGTTGTCCTTCGGTAGCTTCCGTAAGGAATATTTTTAGAATTCTAAGATTGCGTAATCGTAAGCCAAAGATAATTCGATAGTTGCAGGTTCGTTTGAATCGAATGAAACATCACCAAAGTTTGCACTTACAATAAATGCTCCTTTTAGTTTCCATTGTTCAATCTTATCTCCAACAGGTCCTAACATATAGAAATCTATATCTTTTTTATAGAAATCTGCATATCCACGTCTACCAGTAATTGATTCATGACCTAAACGTACCCACTCCATTACCGCTTGTGCTCCAGATGGAACAATTGGGTCATACAATGTTACAGTTATATCCTGCCACTCACCCTTACCTTGCAACTTTCTTTTGATGTTGATGTGGTCTAACACAATTGGTTCAAAGTTAATTGAAGGTCTAGCTGCCGCTTTAACCATATATGAAGGAATTCCATCGATTTCCATCACATATCTATTTTTCATCTTAGGTTCGAAGTTCGTATAGAACATCTTATCAAACTCTAGTATTTCTGCCATTTTATTATCCTTTTTATTATATTAATAAATATCTACTTTGTTGTTTTTCGTATTATGCGTTAAAACTTGCTCCAGTTGGTAAGATGTTGAAATCTATTACGATAAATTCCGCTGTCTTAGCAGGTTGTAAGAAAATTTGTCCAGCCATAATATTTCTATCAATTACATCAGGTGTATTGTTAGTTTCATCCATCACAACTCTGAATGCGTATAAACCTTGTCTTTGTTGAATTGCTTCTAAATAAGGGTTTACAGTATTTAAGAATCGTGCTCTAGTTGTTGCTGTGTTTTGTTCGAACACTAAGAAACGAGAAGTCGATGCGATGAACTTCTTAACAGTGATAAGTAATCTTCTTACGTTGATTCTATCAAGTGCAGATGCTCTATCTTGCAATGTCTTCTGTCCGAATGCTACAATACCTTGTCCAGGGAATGCTGCGATTGGGTTTACTTTGTTCTCATATAGAGTATCTCTTTCAGAATGTGTTAATCTATTCAATACACTAACTGCTCCAATAATACCACCTCTATTCAAACCAGCAGGTGCGAACCATTCTGCTGCTAATCTATCGTTTGCAGCGAATACAGCCGGCATCAATACTGATGGTGGAACTGGTATTAATTTGTTTGTGTTAGCATCTACCGTCTTAATCCAAGGGTAGTAAGTTGCTACATAGTTAG